ACCCATTTTCATGCCCTTCATCTCTGCCATTTCATGTTTGACCATAGACTTAGGTGCGCCTTTAGCCTTCATAAAAGCCACTTCTTTTTTCACCATGGCTTTGGGCTCTCCGCCCATTTTCATACCTTTCATAGCTCTTTCCTCTGATAGTCCAATTGCAATTGCTTGCTTGGGGTTAGTGACTTTTTGACCTGATGATGACTTGAGTTTACCCGATTTAAATTCTCGCATAACCGTTGCTATCTTATCTTTCATATGTATTTGCCTCTGGTTTTTCCTCTCATGGCTATTCCATCTGCGCGACTTGATGCGGAACCTACTTTGCCGCCCTTACGCATATAGTCAGACCCCATGCGAATATCTTCATAATCCACGGGTTCACTTTTTGTTGATCTTTGATACGGTCTTGGTTGAACTTTAATTGCTTCTTTCCCGGAGCTTTCGCCTTGCAATAAGCGGCGTTTATTTTTTGCCGCAGCAAACTCTACGGGACCCATGTCCTTTTCATAAGGAAGTCTTTTGCGTGGGGCCTCAAGTTGTTTAGCTGGCTCGCCTCGCTTTGCGAGCTCTCCGCCTTTTGGCGCCTCAAGTCTTGGGGCGCCCTTTGCTTCAAGCTTTGCAAGATCTTTAGCTGCTGCTTTTGTGGTCAGGGCTTTCGCGGCCTCTTGTGGAACCCTTGGCTCGACTCTTGCCGCCCTTTGTCCCATTTTTGCTGCTGCGCCCAATCCCCTAAGTGGAAGCCCAAACATGAGCATTTCAGGTGCTACACGCTCAAGGGGTTTGTCGTAGTCCCTGATTCTTTCAAACTCTGATTTACCCTTGGTTTTTCTTCCCGCCTCAATGGCGTCCATTTCTTTTTTGGCTACTTCTGAGGGCTTTTCTGTTTTGGTAACTGGCTTAGATGTTGGTTTAACGGCTGGCTTTGTGGCGGGCTTGGGTGTTTGTTTTTTGGGAGCCTGTTTAATTGGCGTGTGTGAAAATCCTGCTGTGCCGGGTTCTTCAAATTCCTCTACGCTAATTGACGGTCGCGTCATCTCTGGCTCTCTTACGGGCATAGCCTGAGCCACAGGGGGGCTTGGCTGGGCAACCTGGGGGACTTGTGCAGGAGCCTCCATCATTCGCGCAGCCGTACTACCCGACATAACGGGTTGCCCACTGCTGTCTCGGACGATCTCCCCGCTTGAGTCCCTGAGAGGCTCTCTCTCAAAATCGGGCATACCACCTTCATAAAACTTTCGTGTTTTGCGTTTCATAATGGCCCTACTAAAGTATTATATTCCGCCACGTGGCGGAATTAGGGTTGAACCAAGATCATCCTTTTTTAGCCAACTGATCAATTTTTGCTTCAAGTCTTTCAAACCCAGCGTCAAATCGTTCCATAATTTTTTCAAGGTCTTGACGCACTTCTGCGCGAGTGATGAGATCACGGGCTATTTCTTCTCGGGTTTTATTGAGCAAGACTTGTAGACGTTGCAGCTCATCGTGGGAGTTTTTGAGCATAAACATGACAAGCCCTACCAAGACAGAGGTAATGAGATTCCAAAGAAGCATGGGGTCCATTTAACACTTCCACCTACGCCGTGCCTGACGAATCCGGCTGTTTGGGTCTTTAGCTGCTTCAGGAAACTGTTTCATTTGGCCTGCGGATCTTGCACAAAAAGACTTTCTTCGTGCCGCATCTTTGGGGCCGGGATTGTCACTTGTTACAGCCGTCTTTAATTTACTTCCGGGATTGGCAGCGCGGTAGGCTTTGACACCCTTTTCTGTCATGCCTGCGCCCTGCTTTGTCGGTCTAAAGTTTCCACTCTTGACCGATGTTGCAATGCCCATTCCCTTTTTAGCCATAAAACACCGTCGCTGTTATGTTTGCCACAAGGCCAACATAAATGCCTGATCGGGCGATAATTCCCTCTCCAGGAACGATGACATTATAAGCGGTCTGGTTATATGCGTCGACTTCCATAAGAATATCGGCATACATCGTCACGGCAGGGCTTCCGCTAATTGATCCACTAGCAGAATCTGTCACGGTAAATGTATTGGCGTTACTTACAGTCACTGAGTAAACATTTGTCGTAGCAGTACCACCAGTCCCTGCGCTAAAAACCAACCATACGCGGTCGCCCGTAGCTAAACCGTGGTCGGTAATCGTTACCGTCACTACTGTGGTTGTACGACTGTAAGTACCTGTCTGCGTTGTGTTGTTGGCAAAAATTACGTTTCTTGTTGCCGCGCTCGTATTTGCTGAAATTACCGCACCCTTTAAGCGAGTACGGTAATTAACAACAACCCCAGACGCAGACGCGTGAGCCGATAGGACATCGGTTTGCATCCCCATGATGCGCCCCTATTAAGATGTTGCAAATGGTGTGGCTACAGCGCCAGACCCAACCGCTACACCGGTAACTATGTACTTTAATGCTGCGATTGCGAAAATCTGCACCCATGTTCCGGCAATACCGCCTGTCGTGCCGCCATTAAAGTTAATAAAGACATCACTTGCACCGGCGCCAAAACCACGGGTTGCATCGGTACTATCGCTGTCAATTGACAGTACATAACCTACAAACTTATCCGTACCGTCTGTTCCAATCTTTAACGAAGAGGTTGCAATTGTGGTTGGAACCCAGATGGTGTAAACAATCCCTTGATTGTTTGCTGTGTTTGGATCATTACCCGGGCCAGATGACGGTGCGTTAGCCGAAGTATTGATTGTGGGAAGCGTAAGAACCACGTTAGAAGCCAATGTGCCGCCAACAGAGATAATTCTGCCGCCATGAGCTACAGGGTCTAATGTCGTGCTTGCTGTAATTGCAACAATGGTGGACGGGCCTTGTTGATAAATGCCGCCCAGTGATCGGATAGGACCGTCAAAGGTCGTAATTGCCATAATGATTCCTTATGCACAAGTCGCTTGCTAATCGGTGCATCGTCTGCTGGGACAGTTTAGCAAGCTGGGTTTCCCAGATAAATGGTTTATATCAGGCTATTGTGGGTGTGTCAATCAGCTTATTGGATTTACGCAGGTTTTCCTCTTGCGTCATCACACGTAGATTCCAAGGTACATGTAAGCCGCAAACATTTTCACCAAACAATGGTATTTCGTGATCTACTGCGTATTTAACTCCAGTTGCCTTGGTCATTTCTAAGGCTAATCGGTATTTCAAACGTATCTCCATGCGATCTTTTTCAGTAAGCCATTTAGGTGTGGCTTGCCTAAACCTACGCCTACGCATATTTACCAATTCTTTGTATAACTCTGGATTGGATTTTTTATGTTTGTTTCTTGCCTTGCGCCTTTCTTCTGTTGACCTGTTTGCAGCTTTGGCAATCACAGCATCTTTGTTGGCTTCGTAGTACTTGCGCTTCGCTTTCTGACCGGCGTCTGATTTGTTGTATTCGCGGAAGTATTCGGCTCGCGTTTCATTTGCCTTCTCCCATTCAACCTTTAAGCAGTCAACGCATGAGCCTTTAGTCTTGCGCGGTGCTGTGTGGCCATGCTTGCAGGGCTCGCCTGTGAAGTAATACTTGGCGCCAGTTGCCATAGCTTCTTGGCGTGTTTTTGGTAGGTTCGTGGTGTCCATATGACCTCCTGTGTTTGACACAGTGAATTATAGGACAAACAAAAGGGGGCCGTCAAGCCCCCTCTTGATGTAGCAAAACGCTTGTAACTATGCGCCCTGACTACCAAAAATACCCAACGGGTCGCTCACTCCGAATGAGTAGCGTTCTCTTGCTTTATATCTGACATTTCCAGTGTCAAAGTCACCGTCCATTCCAGTCTGCATCGGTGTCCGCACAAAGTGCTTCAAACCGTTGGGAACGTCTGTGCAGAGGAACCAGCCGTTCGTGTCAGTCAAGAAGTGGTTGATGGTGTAGCCCTCGGGGATTGAACCGTTGTTCTTCAGGGCGTTGATGTCGTTGTTGTTGGTGCCGACACGGAGTTCGGTTTCCAACAGACGAGTTGCAACGAACTGAAGATTGGAAGGAACAATCAGTTTACGAGGACGGGCTGCAATCAACAGGCCGCGTTCATCCGTCCATGCTGCGATTTGAATCACGGCGTTTTCCAACGACGTTTCATTCAAGTCAGCCTGAGTGGATGGTGTGTTGCTGTTAGTGCCACCTGATACAAGAGGATGTGCTGTTGAGAACAGGGGCTGGCCGTCACCATAAGTCACAGTAGACGCAAACCCATTGTTCAATACACCCGCCGCTTTCACTTGCTTGGTATAGGACATGGCGCGTGCCAGTGCCTTGGTATACCGTGAGCTGAGGCTATCGTACAGGTTATCTTCAATCGCCTCTTCAGTGATTGAAAAGCCCATAGCGATGGTCTCATGGGTGTACCGAGCCGTCCAAGCTTCCTGTGCATTGTCATAAGCAATCGCAGAGCCTTCGTTCTTCACCGGAGCGGCGGAGAATCCAGACAGCTTGGTTTCCTCTTCAAATGAGCGCTCAGAGGTCTCTGTTTCGTAGATCTCTTTGTGCTCTTCACCATAACGTGCGTACTCCAGACCAAACAAGGCGTTCAGGCCGGGGAGCAGCTCTTTCAATAGTTGTGCGCGTGAAATTGCCATTTAAGTTTCCCCTTACAGTCCGGTTGGGTTGTAGTAGGCATGACCACCAAGGAAAGTAGAACCGCTAATGTTCGGCATATTGAACTTAACGATTGCCTCCGGGTAGTAAACAGTGCCACTATAAGTAAACGCCGTATCCGGCACCAAATCAACAATACGAATCGGCAATGAATCCGTTACAGCAGCAGAACTCAACAGAATAGCCTGCTGGGAATCATAAGTAACGGTGTTCAAGGTGTTAGCCACCAATGCCGCGTTGTTGTTAATGTTGGTATAGGTCAAGCCTGAAGTTGTCGAAACAACCGTTGTGCCTGTAACTACAGCAACTTGGAAAAGCTGGTCTGGATCTTCAACAACAAATGCGGTAATAAAGGTGTTTGCCTTTACTGAAGTACCACTAATCCATGCTTGTGAGAAGGTCGGCTGACCTGTCACAGAAGAAACAAACTGACAGCCAAGAAAAACACCAGCAAAGCCTGTTGCTGGAGCAGCCGTTGTCGAGGTTGATACTGCAATGGTGCCGTCGCTTACAAAAATTACGGGGTCACCAAATCCAATGCTTGACGCACCAGATGCAATACGGCGCTGACGGGTAGCTCCGGCAAAGACTTGACCACCGATCAAATTGATCGGCTTTAGCCCATAGGGCTTGTCTACAGTCGGGTAAGCCATATTAAACTCCTAAAAATTTATCGTTTACCGAATCGAACCTCGGAGCGTCTGTCATTGAATAACGGCATCCTTGGATCGTTTTCTCTCATAAAACTATTATCGACGCTTTGCATCCAATCGTTTGCTTGTTTCAGGTAATGGTTATTACGCTGTTCAGTCATTTCAATCGGTGCTCGGCATAACATTAATCCACCGATCTCAATATTTCCGGTTTGAGGTCCGTTGGCGAGCATGGCTCGGGCTACTTCTGGATAATCTTCCCATTTGCATGGTTCAAATCCGTCCTGATGGCGGGCTGCTATGTTTCGCGCATCGGTTTGTCCTAGTACTGAAGTACGAACCCAACGATGTTTCCAGCCATCACGAGGCGTAGGATCGGGCAATGAGCTTGGCGGTTTCCACTGCTTTGGGCGTTCCGTGTTTTCACGGGTTTCACGAGATTCGCGGCTCATATCTTTCCTTCCATACGTAATTTAGCAACATGTCTTGCATATTCTTCTAGCGGCACACCGATTCGTTTGGCCATACTAGCCTCAGAAGCTGTCAGCTTTACTTTTTTAGGTGGCGAGCTGCGTGATGCCGGGGCGACCACCGTGGCGGGCTTTTTGTAAGTTTCTGGCTCTGCCCGTTCGCCAAAATACTCAGGGAACTTTTCCCTCATGCGAGAATTGATTTTCTCGTAATACTCATCCGTAGCGGCGTAATGATCACCATGGTCACGGGTAAGCTTTTTATGCAGACCCATCGCAAAGTAAGTCATTTCATCGTCAACACCTGGATCTCCTGGCTGCCCAAACCATGGGTTTGAGGATTTCCATCGCACCGCTTTGTTATCGACCTGATTATAAGTCGGATTATCCGTGTTTTGCAACTGCTCTGGCGCAACGGGTTTGAACTGCTTGACCTTCTCGGATTTGATGACAGCCTTGCTAAATTCTTCTTGGGCTGTTGCTATCTTGTCAGCGTCGCCTGTATACAGAGCCTCTTTGTATTTGCGCTTGGCTTCGTCAAGATCTTTTTCCGATGCAACTTGCATGGTCTTGATCAATGTCGATTCGCCGGTTGTAAGTTTTTCTTTCAACCTTGCGTTTTCGTCTGCAATTTGTTTTGCATAGGCAAGAGCCGCCTCCCTTTCCCGGATGGCCTCTTCCTTGACTCGACGTTCATCGTGCCTTGCGTGCGTTAACTGTTGAATGCGTTTTTTAACATTATCGGAATACTGACGGATTTCATCCTCAGGTATTTCCGTGGGGTCTGATTTGATTGGGCTGATATTTTTATCTTGATCTGGGCGATCATCTTCAATCTCAACCTCAACTGGCTGGCCCTCAATTTCTACTTCAAGTCTGTCTTGATCTGGCATTGTCATTCCTTTATGCGCGGCTATAGCCACGTGGATCTTCAACAATACCTTCTACGGTATCGTCGTTGATAAGTCTAAATTCCCGCCCGTGGATTTTGAAACGGGTTCCTGAATAAGCTCTGACCAGGACAAAGTCACCTTCCTTGCACCATGGTCCGGTTGGGAACTTTTGTGCGTCCTTATAACAATCTGGCCCTTGTTTTACAACAAACAAAACCACGGTGCTAAATTCTTCAATCTTTGCAAGGGCGTCAGGTTTTAAAATACCGTTCGTGAATTTGTCTTCCACTTCAGGTAATGCACACAGCATCCTGTATCCCGTGGGTTCGGGTAGTTGTGTGGCTTGGTCGGGTAAATCACTCATCGTCTTCCTTCATACGGTTTGCAAGGTCTTCGTTGATGCGTCTTGCGATCAAAAGACCTTGAATCTGGCCGCAGACGAACTTGTAGTCCTCAAAGGACTTCATACTTCCCTGTGCAAGCTGTTCTTCCGCATAGCGGATTTGCTTGTTGATTTCAAATGTTACTGCTTCAGAAAAATCCATTATTGACCTCTTTGAATTTCAGCGGCCTTATCAATCATTTTGACCTGATTGTTTTGGTTGTTTATTCGCTCCATGGAGGCGATTCTTTGTTGCTCTAACATGACTTTTTGAGTTTGAGCTTGTTGTTTTAATTGAAGCTCTGCTGAATCTTTTGCTGCTTCGCGCTGTTCTCTTTGAGCCTTAAGCTGCAATTCAGCTTGCTGCATTTGGACCACTGGGTCTTGTTGTGCCTGCATGTTCTGTTGCATCTGGGCTTGTTGTGAGTTTTGCGCCAATAATTGTTGAGCGGCCTGTGCCATGAGTCTTGATATTTGCACTTCAAAATCTTCCGGCAATACAGTATTTGGAGCTGGTAATGGAGCCCCCAATTGCTCTTCTATTTTCCTTCTGTATAAAAATGCAATGTGTTCATTAATATGGGCTTGCGAAGCAGCCATCATTTGACCTGCCATTGGGTTTTGTTGCATTTGCTGTCTTAATATGGGGTCATTAATTGCCGCCATATGAACTGCAATATGCGCCTCGTGGTCTTGATAAATAAATGCCTTGACAGGCTTCATAACCAATAGATCCATGTTTTCTGATACCGGATCCCTGGGTTCCATTTGTTTTGTTACGGGTATTAATTTATCCACATCTTTAATACCTAAAACTCCAAGCATTCGCTTATGGAGTTCGGGCATGTCATAAATTTGTGGCGACTGCGCGGCGAGTTGTAATACCGCTTGATATTGCGTAACGCGCTGTGCAAGGGTTGTTGCGTTAGGATCTGATACGGGAATAACATCAATATCATCGTAATCAGCTTGTTTGACGGATCGACCTACCGATGAATCAACATCGTAGTTATATTCGCTTGGTAAATAATCTCTAATAATTGAAGCAAGTAATTTAAATTCTTGGCGCATGGAATAATGCAAACGCGCCTGAACCGCTGACATGACTTTTAAAGTTCTTTCTAAAACCGCAAGGGTTGTTCCTACCGGTGTATTTGCAGATAGATCAGAAATCTGCATATCTGCCGTGGCGGCAAATCTTCTTCCCTCTTCTACAATTGTTTGCAAGAGCATATATAAAACTTGGCTTGGCTCTTTATAAGGCAGGGGAAGAATGTTGTCCCTAATCGATCCTGATGGAACGTCAACGTCCCTAAACTCACCGGGGGCGATTGGCGTGTCATCGCCCTTGACTCTTAGGCCTCTTGATTTCAAGCCGCCCGGTAGGTTACTTAATGTGCCCGCATCAACAAGCTGTCTGATTAATGAAGTGCCGGATTTTGCAAAACCACCAACCAGATGAATCAATCCAAATCCATAAAACCCAAATCCTGGTATATAAATGTAATGGGTATAGTGCATCCTTTTGAGTTTCAAAGGATCATCTGCGTACCAATTCCTTCTGATTGCAAGGACGTTGTTTGTTCCTTTATCAATCGTCACAATATAAGGAAGCGCAATCCCCGTGGGCCCGTTTTTGTCTGAGTCTTCAAATCCGGCAAGGTCCAAGTCCACGCACATCTCAAGGATTCGGTATCGGTCGTCCATCGTGGCGGACATACCCTGCTCTTCGGCCTTTCTTTTTTCAATATCGTCAAGATATCCCGCAGGTTCTCCAAGATCAATATCCCTCCATAGACCTGCGTGTTGAAGCTTTTTCACTTCATTTTTTGTTTTACGCATGATCTGCGTAATACGTGGAGACGACCTTAAATCACTGGCCCCATAGGGAACCACGATATCTTCAGCAGGTATAAACATAGATACCTGCCTTCCCAAGGAAGGATCGTAGTAGACCTTTTTAAAGGCTGATCCTGCTAAGGCTAAAGACCAAAGCATCTTTTCGTGCTCAGGTCTGTACTCGGGCATTTGTTCAGTAAGGCGCCAGTTCATGTCCTCCTTAACACGTTCGGCGGCTTCTTCTTTTTCCTTGGTTAACTTTCCTACAATTTGTGTTTTCACTGGACCTGAAGCAGGAAAGGTCTCCATGATGCTTTCGGCTTGAAACCTTACAGCAGCTTCAGAAAGTAATGGGTAAAACACGCCACAGGCCCCGGGCCATGGCTCGGTTCTTTCCTCGTACTTCATACCGAGAAGCTTCAATCCATCAACATAGGTATCAACCCATTCCTTCCTTGATGACTGATCTGTTTCAAAATCCTCAATAAGGTCTGATGCTATTGAAGCTAATTCACGATCATCAACAAACTCAGCAAGGTTTGCGTCATGGTCCTCTGGTTGAGCTCTTTCTGGCTCAAGTGTGATCTCAATTCCGTCAGTCGCAATACTCACAGACTCGGGATCTTCAATTTCAATCTCAATAGCATCTTCGGAAACCCCCTCGGGGTAAAGCTCTCGTTCCATGGACATGATGATTCCTATTAAATAAGCCTGCTTCGACCAGCGTGATCAATCTTTCCGCCAAAAGAATAATTTCTTTTATCGCGCTTTCGTTCCTCTTCTTCAAGTTTTTTCTTTTTTTGTTCTGGTGTCATTGACTTTATTGCCGCAACTTCTCTTTGGTATTTTTCGGTTGTTCCTGCGCCAAGTTCTGATGGCGATAATGCCAGCGGCAGAAATGACTCTCCAATTTCAGATGCCGCCTTTCCGTATTCTCCAGCTTGAGCTGATTTTGCTGCCGATGCAATAGTTGCAGCAAGACCCGCCGCCCCGGCTCGGCGCCCAAATTTTTTAATAATATCTTCCTTGGGAATCACTTCCGTTATTGGTGTGCCCCAATGAATCCCGCTGCCACTTGAACCTATCGGGCTTTGACTTCGATTTATTTCAACGGGAATTTTCCCCACCTCTGGTCTGACCGAAAAGTCAGCTTCATAAAATAACGAACCTTTTTTTCTTGGGCCGTAGTCATCCATTAACTCCAAACCAACCTTACCCGTGCCAGTAGATTTGTCAAATGAGCTAGGTCTTAAATAAGTTCCAATATCAGGATTTTGAAAAACTCCGCCCATTTGCATGGCGTCTTTGGGATTCATAAAGATTGTTTTACCAGACCTTGGCTGCAACCCCGTGGTTTTGTCACGATGCCCAGATCCAGATCTGTTCCGTATGCTCGTCGCGTCTGGAAGATGAGCGTAGGTTGACCCTCTTGATGTTCTAAACAGAAAATCAGGATCTTCTTGCAACGTATTGAGTATAGTTTCGTAGTCCATGATTAGTAATAAGCAACCTTGCGGTGAAATACGGGTTCTCGGTCCTCTTCATCCGATTGCAAGCTTAAAAAACCACCCTG